AAATGTCTTTTTTAGGGTCTATCTCACCGTCCTTCTCTAAATAAATTTCCCAAAGTTTTCTTTGCTCCTCTGGCGGCATAAACGTAGAGTACTTAAAGTCACCAGTAAACTTGTCCCATTTTTTTTCAACCTTATTGATAGCTGCTGACGCATTCTCAGAAATCCTTGCTTCCCGAAGCGCCATCCCTTTCATAATAGCCCGTTCATTTAACGACTCCATTTGATTAAGAAGTGTTAAATAACCGCCCGGTGTTTGTAAAAGGTTAGGAACCGAAGCAATAAAAGTTGTAAATTCCTTGTCTGAAATTGCACCTTTAGTTGCTGCTAAACGCTTCCTAACAAAGTCCTGAGTAAACGAACGTATCTGGTCTATGTTCCCTTCTTTGTTTTTAAAATCAGACATAAGAGGATCGTTATCACTAACACCCATTGCCCTCATCATAGTTAAAGTAGCTCTACGCGCCCCTGAAATAAATTCCGAACCAGCGCCAAACACGCCTGGTTGATCTTGAGCAACTAACTTAGCTTCAGCAAGAGTAGAACGCATGTCCATAGCGTCAGAGGCATTTTGAATTTGTGTTGCCGTTTCTGCAGCAATGTCTTCAGCTACACCTTTAGCTAAAGCACTTTCCCTTTCTTCACTAAGAGTGACTGAAACAGGAGGCTTTGTTTTTTTCTCAAGAACTGCTAACTCAGGACCGCCTATTGGTCGTTTTGTACCTAATTCTAAAGTGTTTCCTTCGTTGTCCTGAACAGTTCTAAGCTGTACACCCTCAGTAAGTTTATTAGGATTTACCCATTCAGTAATCCCGGCAGCGACAGTTGCAGGGTCAGCATCATCAAGGGGGTCTAACAAGCCAAAATCGCTTTTGTTAGTTGCTGCTGCAATACTTCTTGGAGTGTATGTTTTAGAAAGGTCTATTTGTTCTGCTCTAGTAAAGAAAGGAGCAGGTTTTAGTGCTTTTCTTATTTGCAATGCGCCTGACAAGTCCTGTGCTGTTAAACCTTCGCCTAATCTTTTTTGCATTCCTTCTCTTGACAAAGGCTCCCCAGAAACAGCACTGATTAACATACCACGGGCAGCTTGTTGTTGACGTGCTTGGGCCTCTGCTTGAGCCATCTTAGCAGCTTCTTCAGGAAACCCCGCTTCTTCTAATTGACGACGTACAAGGGCAATATTTTCTGAATCACCAGCAACTAAAGCAGCGTTACCCATCTTCATTATTTCAGCTAACTGCTGTCGTTTATCTCGTGCTTGAACTTGTTGAGGAAGGCCACCAAGAGCAGCTCCTAATTGCATCATGCCCCCAGTCATCTGAGGGCGACCTAGATTAGCTAGGAATTGTTGTGAAAATGTAGCCATTGTTGTCTCCCTTAATCGCTAAACAGACCGCCTAAAGCGGATCCAGCCATCTGTGTACCAAAGCCTCCAGCAATACCTGCTTGTCCAAGACCGGCTTGAAGTAGTGCCTCAAGACCTGTAGCGTACGTCTCTCCGTACGTTTTGGCTTGTTCTGACAAAGAAGCGCGACGTTGTTCTGCGCCTGTCATTCCGGGCTGTAAACCTGCTATAATCTGGGCTTGTGGAATGTAACTACCAGACAACATACCTTGTCCTAACTGTGCCTGTTGCATTTGCTCCTGTCCTGCAAATTGCATAGCGTTAAGCATAGCCGTATTACGGGCCTCTTCTTGTGCCTTAGCTAACGTCAGTCCTTCAGGAGTGCCGCCAAACTGTGCTGTCTGCGTACCTAATCGTCCTTGTGCAGCAAGGCGTTGCTCTAAAGCCAGACGCTCTCGTTCTTGCTCAGGAGACATAGCAGTCATCATTCTCTGAAACACTTCTTGTTCACGGTCAGCTACGGGCATTGCTGCTTGTCCGTACATCTGTTGTGCCTGAGACAGCAACTGTTGTTGTATTGCTTGTTCTTCAGGAGACATCTGCATTTGGTACGCCATCTGTCCTGTAGTAGGATCTTGTTGCATACCAAACTGACCACCTGTAGCGGTAGTTACGGTGTACGGTTGAAACTCAAGCATACCGCGAAGTTCTTGAGCAAGGCCGTCTGGGCCTGACATTTCACGATAGGCTTGACTACCAATGTCTCCTATGTCTTCATAACCTTTTTTTGCTAAAGCAAGGCCAGCAGCAGCTAGAGAACCTGCACCTGCTCCGCTACCTAAAAAATCACTGATTGGGTCATACCATGCCATGTCTTACTCCTGATTAAAGTAGCTTACCTATCAAAGCCATTACGTTAATTTCTTGTAGTGATAGTTGTGAACCGTTTATTTCTGCTTCTAATCCCACAACGACACTTGTTCCATATCCTGTAGCATTTAAACTACGTTGATTAGTTAAAGCACCACCAGTAAACTCTACAGTGGTGTATTCACTATCACCGTAGTATCCAGTAATCTGATCTCCTACTGTAAACTCCGCTGTTGCGTACGTCCCTTTAAAGTCATAAGCCCACTTCATAAAAACTGTAGCGTTATTAGCGCCTACTAGCGTGGGCTTTAATTTCTTTAGAATTTTAACTCTAGCACTGTCACCAAATGTTAAACTAGGACTATAGTACTTAAAACGATATCCTAAGCCGTCATCTTGATAGCCTTCGTACTTACTAATTCCTTCAGACGTTCCTATATAAACTGTACCGTCTTCTAGTCGCGTGTAACAAGTAAAACCAGCAGACAACCAACGGGTAACACGATAAGATCCATTTTCTAATGTGCCTCGAACATCAAAGCAATAGGTTATGTTTTGTCCTACAAAAGTTAATAAATAAAAACCCTCTTCAGGACTATAAACAGATCTAAAGAATGTAGTCTCTGTTTGTAATGCACTAATAATATCTTTAGTAATATTACCTGACAGACTACTAATAGGTAATGACTTTTCTTGAACTGTTCTACCAAAACTTTTAAGGCCTGTATGCGCTAAAAACAACACATCAGTACCTGTGTACTGTACAGTATCTCTGTTTACACAGCCCACACCAGCTACTGTGTCAGCTAAGGCCATTGTTGCAGGAGCTTCTGCACCAGAGTAAGTAACAATACTATGCTTACCGAATATAATTAGTAAACCGTTATGTGCCGCTAGTGCAACAATCTCGTCATAACCATCAGGCCATACTTTAGATATGTCAATAGAACCACTAGTACCGCCTGAGTAATCGTGACCTATTAACAAATCAGACCAGTAAACAGTCGAAGGACTGCTACCTACTCCAGTTACCCACAGACGACCAAAAGCTGACAAAACTTCGTTACCCTGTACAACACCGGCAGCACCAGAGACTGCATCTAAACGTACTACAGACGAACCGTCGTACACCAAAGGTGCATGAGAAGCTTGAAATAAATAAGCCTTGTCATTAAAGTTAACAATCTTCCAGTTGTCAGCAGTGATTGTATAACCGCCGGGTGTAGCGTCTGTAAGCGTTGTAGTGCCTGTAAATATCTTATTGTTACCTACAGACAAAATTACACTGCTGCCGCTACTCCTATCAAACTCTTTTATAGCTCTAATTGACTCAGACCCTAAAGCTGTCTTGTTAGTTGTAATAACGCTATGACCTTTACGTGCCGCAATACGACCACGTTTGTCAATCACAGCATTGTCTGCAACCTCTGCAAACGACGGATCTTGAGCCAGTGGGGAGTCTTCGGTATTGATTCCCTTAAACGCTGGTGCAACAAGATTAATACTTTTAAGTTCTTGAGCCATATCAAATAGTCCTAAAGATCATCTCTTCGGGGTGCTTTGCTGCGTCTATTGCAATAGCGTCAGACAGAAACTTGTCAGCAATACTAAAGTACTCAGCAGTAGAAGTACCGCCAGTCTCGCCACGTTCACGGGTTAGCAAAGCTACTGCAAAGTGAATAATAGGTTGTGAAGGTACAAGTAATACATCAGTGTTAGCGCTTAAGTCCGCTTGTCGTTTAACTACATCAAAACGTAGGTTGTATACGCCGTCAGGAGTTGGTCCTACTAGTACTTGGGTATCACCGTTAGCGTCAAGACCGTTGTACGTGTAGTACCTTGGTGTGCCTTCTGACGCATTAGCAATATATATTTGTTCGTTAAACCAGTCTTTAGTCTGATAATCCATAAAGAAATTACTAGTGTCATTAAGAACACACATAACCTTTACGTTGTCACCGCAGTCAGTTAGTGAATAAGTATTGTCAGACGCAACAGTAGGAACAATAATAGTGCTACGTAAAGCAGACCAGTCTGTTGCCTCCTCTACTAACGTTTTAGCATCATTAATAAAGTCACCAACCATCTTGTTATAAGTAGTACTAGTTACTGAGGTGGTTTCTTCCTCACGCAACCTACGTAGCACACTGTTCATTAAATTTAGGTATGTCATACAAGCATCCCGCTGTTCTGAAATAAGAATTTATTCAGTTCTATATCATAATCTTTTTGAGGTTCTGGTTGATACCCTATGTACTGGAAACCCGGAAGAGCGTAAGACAACATGCCCTTGTGGGGACTAAAATTTGACTTTATAGGTGCGCCACTAAGCATACCGTCGCCATCACCATCACCATCACCAACACCATCACCGTCACCGTCGCCATCACCAGCGCCGTCTCCAGTACCAGTACCTGTTCCAGTACCTGTTCCAGTACCGTCACCAGTCCCGTCTCCAGTACCGTCTCCGGTTCCAGTAGTGTCCTTACCTTGTGTTTCTGCATCCTTACGTTCTTGCTCAGAAGACTCAAGATCTTTCTCTAGCTGTTCGTCAGCAGCATCTTTAGTTGTTTGTTCAGCATCCT